CTTTTTGTTTTTATGAAAGTTTTTTAGGTGGCTAATAATATATATACTTAGAGATAAAATAAAATATATTTCTAATATTCATAGTTTTATTTTTTCTCAAAATGCGATATAATAAAGATGTAAATTCGTATCAAAAACAAAAAAAGAAACTACAATCTATTAGCCTAGAGTGAAGTTTCATTAACTAAATATTAATGTTGTTTTTTATTAAGCTTGATTTTCACATCAAGCTCAAAGTCACTCCTGCCAGAGTGGCTTTTTACTTTTCTGGAAATAATATATGTAATAAAGCTAGCTGTTAAACTAGCTAACACTCCTAGTAAAAATTCGCTCATTTCTCCACCTCCTTCCTTTTAAGGGATGGAATGTAGAAAATGAAGCTCCACTCTTGGATTGTAGTTTCTTACAAGATATATTCTTGCATTTTAATTATAACATAATTTTACAATTATCAAATATCTATTCTTCATATTTTTTATTTATACAATATATTCTATATTGCAATAAAAAACATTGTTTTAAATATATATACATAGGTATATACTAAATATGTTAAACTTAATTATGGAAAATATAAAATGAAAGGAATAAAAATATGACTAAGACTATATTATGTGATTACTGTAATAAAGGAATAAACAAAGATGATAATAAGTATATTACTTTTCATAAGAAAAGTCATATGAAAACTAACATTTGTATTAATTGTGCATTAAATTTGATAGATAAAGATAAATTAAATGAAAATATTATAAATAATCAACATGATTATTCAAAGAAATGAAAAAAGCACTCTCCATAATGAAGAATGCTCTATATAATAATGTTTGACTTAGTAAAGATGTGTTGGGGTTACATATTTACTTTTTTATTATATCATATAACTTTGTGTATGAAAAAGAATTTAAATCGATTTTAAAGTGTGTCGAGTAAGGTTCTTGATAGTTTATATGTTAATAAATTTCAAAAAAATAGCACTCTTACAAAAAGAGTACTTTTAGTATCTATTAATTTGTATAAATTAGTGTAAATTACTTATTAAACACTCTTTCCTCTATTTCTGCTCTAGGAATTATTTTAAAGTATTCAAATCCATAGCTTTTTAGCTTTCTTTCAAGCCTTCTTTTGTTAGCATTGAATGTAATTATTAATCCATCACATTTAATTTCTTCTGTTTCTGATATTTCAATTACTGATTGCATCAGTTCTAGTTTTCCTCTATGTTTTGGTTTTAATGGAGTTCTTAGTGTTGTGTTTGCTGATGCTTTACATTCGTGCATTTCAATAAAATTTGCTATCCCTTTATCTTTAATTTCGCCTATATAGACAATATCTATATCTTTTTCTGATATTTTCACTTCATTTTCTAACACTATGGCCTCATCTATTTTTTGTGTAAATTCTTTTCCGTTATATGTTCCTACAACATCCCAAATCAACTCTAAAAATCTTCCTCTTCTACCGTTTAACTCATCTTCTGTTCCGTTATAAAATGAGTTTAATAATTTTATAAACTCTTTATAGTTCTTATCTTTAATTATAGATTCCTCAAATCTAAAATTATTTTTTACAATATCCTCAATTTTACTACTATCAATATTATTTTTCCATTCATCTAATATTGACAGTGTTATACCTAAGAACGATTTATTGTTTAACATAAACTTTGCTAGAGATTCTGCTGACTGATGTTTTTCCCTGCTAGTACTCTCTTTAGATTTAAATTTCAATCTCATATTATGCCTTATATGGAGAAATTACTAGAGCAGGATATCCAATACGAGTTGTGATGGAACTTATTATCTCTCTTGCATAAGGCCATATATTAACTGGAACATTTCGTTCTATAAACATTAATATATAATCATCTTCATAATCCTCTATTGAATTAAATTTATAAATTGCCCTTAGTTCAAATTTTAAATTTACCAAACCTTCTCCTTGACATTCTATTCTTAAGTTAAATTTAGGATAAAATTCTACTACTTCTGATAATTTTTTAAATTCTTCACACTCATATTTCATATTAACATCACATTTGATACTTTCATTTTTGATATTTTCATCTTTATGTAATATAACATCGCTTAATTCAATATTTTTAATTAGCACATTTACTAGTTCCACATCATTAACTAATTTTCTATACTTCATTTTATCTAATTCCATTAATCTTCCTCCAAAATCTAAGCTGCCAATGCATAATCATCATTATCATAATCCTCTATTTCAAACTTAAAGTTAAAATCAAATTCAATATGTTCATTGTCTATATAATTTGATGAGTTATCATTGTTAACTAAATTTCCAATATTAGTAAACCTGATATTTCTAGAAATTTCGTATTCTTTATATTTTATACATATAAGCTCTTCTAAATTATCAAAGATATTACTTAATAAATCATAATACTGTTCACTTTTCTTCATAGGATTATGATACATTTCATCTGCTATTTTAAAGTTAGCCTTGCTTTTATCTAATACTTTCTTTATTATTTTTGATAAATTGATTCTCCAATCTAATGTTTTATCAGTAATAAAATCTTCTTCTATATTTTTAATTGACTGCAAGGCATCTTCTTTTATAAACTGTATATCCCATTCATCCTCTTCTATATTGTTATTTTTTAGAGTTTTAGTTACATACTGAATTTTTTCTTCAAATAAATTATATAAGCTATCTAAATAGCATGTTTGTTTTAAATCTAAAATAGACTTATTTTCAAACATAATTGAATAATTATTCATATTAAATTCCCCCTTGTAAACAAATCTTTCCATAAATATACCTCCAAGAGTATAATTTAAGATTTGTTACCTAAATTATACCATTTTAATATTTACATTCCAACAACAAATATTATTAATATTTTCTCATATATACTAAGTTTTTATACATCTGCTCTATATATTTTTATTTTTATGATTATATAAACATGTTACTTTTTTCATTAAAGTTTAATATTTTCTCATACTATACTCTTTTCTGAACAATTTTGATATCCTTTATATTTGTAATACCCTTTGTATTAATAATTAACCAGTATATAATAATCATTATCAATTTAATACATTTTTTACATGTAATTATATACCTTGTTATTTTCATATAATATATATTACATTTAATATATATTATGTGAATTACAAAATAGTCTAGAAATTGTATATAAAGTGTAGGCAAAATGTAAGTAAATATCTTTAACTTGAATTATCAATTTTACTTATTTGTAAAATACTATCTTTTATAAAAACTGTTTTAATTGAGGTGTAAAAAAGGAGGTAACAACTAACTAGTTGCTACCTTCTAATCTATCTATCAAATAAAAACTTCTAATTTGACTTTTAAACATTAATTCAATGTCTTTTACTGCATCTTGAACACATTGCTTAAACTTTAAATCATAGTATATATTCACTTCACCTATGCTATTTACACTTAAAGAATAGCCTTTTCTTTCTATTATACATATGCTCCCACAATCTGATAAATCATTCTTGTATATTGATTTTAACTGCCTTTTTATTTTGAGAAAGTCTATTTTGGGGTAAATATTATTTGGATAAAAACTTTTCTCTTGTATTAACATATTATCACCTTTAACTCTACAATTTTTCTTTTACAAATTCTATAGCTTTATCCATTGTTGACCATACATCATTACCATATAGCTGAGTAAATTTTTCTCCTGTAGTCTTACTCATTTCCTTCATTTTATTACAAGTTACTCCACCGATTACATATAGATTTTGTGTTCTATGTGGTTTATAGTCTTTTATATCTGTTACTAAGTAACTTTCTTTTTTTCTCTTATAATATAGTCCTAAAATGTCTGCTGATACTTTATCATCTCCAGAATAGACTATAGTATGTTTATATCTATTATAATTGTTTTCTTCTGCTGAACTTATATGTTTAGTTATAGCTTCTACTATTGCAGTAGCTAATTTATCAGCTCCTAAACTCAAATACTTATTTGCATCTTCGGTGTCTACAAAACATACTTCTATTAGCATACTTTTAGCTTTTGTTTTCTTTACTACATATAATCCACTTCCATCTTTTACCCCTCGATTTGTAAATCCTAAATCAGAAATTTTTTTACAAACATCTATAGCATCTTGATACTGCTTACCTTTATATGTGTAAACTTCGCATCCTTTGCCACCACCTGCATTGAAATGTATTGATATGAACCAATCTAAATCTTGTCTATTAGCTTGTGCTGTTATCTTAGATAAACATTCTGATTGAGTAGACGCTTTATCTATAGTACAATCGACTACATTATTGCCTAATTTTTTTAATTTATCAATTACTTTATATCCTACATTCCTAGTTTCTATTGACTCATTTATTTTACCTATAGCTCCACTTCCTGCTCCTGTTTTTGTATGTCCACAATTTATACCTATTTTCATTGTTTATTTTCCTCCTTCAACTGTTTGTAAGTTTGATTTATACCTATTGATATACCCCAACAAATTACACCTTGCAAGACTGCACTAGGATTTAATCCTAACATCCATATTGAGAAACCTATTCCAAGTATCAATAATACTACCGGAATGTATTTATTGTCTAATTGTTTATATTTCTTGCAACCTGCTCCTATAACATAAAGAGCAGCAACTAAAATCAGTAACTGCTCTGGTATAAAACTTATTAAATTATCCATCTTTTATTTTCCTCCTAATTTAAAATATTCCTTTTTGTATTGCAAATATAAAGAACCCTATTAGTGTTGTAATCATTGTACCAATCAGCCACTTGAGCATACTTGTAAGTGAGTTTAGATTTTCACACAATGCTTTTAATTCTGCTTTAGACTCTATATTTGCTATCTTTAATTCGTCTATTTCATCACTATGTCTGTTTATTCTTATTTCATTTCGTTTTATTTTTTCTTTTATAACTTCTTCGTTCATCTAAGCCTCCTAATTTTTGATATTAAAAAAGAACCTATTTTGTAGGTTCTGTTCCTTCCACTACTCCACTCTGTTTAATTATATAATCCTCTACTGCTGTCCTATAGTCTGTGTTAATTACATCATCTAATTCAAATTCTCGATTTTTTAAAGGATTTAAGCCTCTACTTAAAATCCTCTCTGCTAATATTCTTACTACAACATTATTTATATTCATTATAATAGTCCTCCTACTTTTTCATTTTCATTTAGTAATATTTGATTTTCTAACTCTTGTATTCTCTTTTCTTCTTCTGTTATAAAGACTGGTATTTCTTCCAAAATTGGCTGTTTTGTTTCTATATTTATACCTATAATTCTATTTTTAGTATAATCTATACTTCCATACGGAATATCAATGCAATGCAATTCTGTTATTGTATCATGCTCCAATACATCCCCTGTTGCTTCTCCTGTCTGCAAGAGTATTTTGCCTGTTTGGTCACATATAATTCTATTTGCTCTATTCATTTTATCACCTCATTTATTAAATAAATTTTATAGCATGCCAAGAATGTAGGTAACTAGAAACATTAGGACTACTTGCAGGAACATTAATGCCTTTATTATTTATATATACATCACGCTCATTATTTGAATAAATAATTCCACTTCCACTAAAATCTTGATTAGAATTTTTTTCTTTAGTAAATACAATTCTAGCCGAAAAATCTTTTTTTTCCCAAAACCAATTTATATTACAAGTAGCAATAACAATATGTTTAAAAAAATAATTATTAGAAGTAACATATTGACATTCAGCAACAAAAATATTAGGAATAAAACCTAAATTATCAATCTTAAGCCAAGTACCAGGTTGTCTACCAAAGGACTCTCCATATAAATTAGCCATTAAAGAACTATTTTTAACAACATCAATAGTACCACTGGCATATTTATACTTAGAATTTAACTGTGATATAGTATTATTAGCTTGTGTTAACTGATTCATCAAATCCTGAACACTAGCATCCGAACTATCAAAACTTGTTTTTATTTTCTCTGATAACTCCACAAGTGTATTATTTAAACTTGCCTCTATATTTTTAAGTGCTAAAGTGTTTATAATACTTGTTTTACCAGTTTTAAACCCAGCATTTACCTCAATTAATTTTGTTGATATATCATTCAAATTCACATCTTCGGGTAGTGGCATTATATTCTTACTTATACTTAACACTTTTTCTGCTGTAGCATTATTACTGTCTGTAACGACTATTTTAAGTGTGTGTAGAGCATTATCTTCTAATGTATAGTTAATTGTTTTCTCTGTTGTTAAATCTGTTGTTATAGTTTCTTTTAATACATCATCTATAAAATATTCTATTTTAGTTAACAATGTAGGGTCTGTGTGGTCTACTTTAAATGTTGCTTGTGTGGAATTATAAGAAGATACTGTTAAAAATGGTAATGCTTGGAGTAATGTTATTTTAGCGCGACCATCTGAGTAATTACCTACAACAGTAGTATTTCCACCAGTTGTCATGACTACATTATCAAAATAATATTCAGAAGTTGGTGTATATCCAGGTGGCTTATAACTATCTTTAGTTAGTACATAACCACTTCCACCACCGCTTCCAAAAGAACCACCATTACCACCCGCTCCACCAAACCAACCGCCACCACTACCAGAGCCAGCAGAAGGATTAGGATAAGCACAACCTTTACCAAAAGAGCCGTCAAGAGAACCGTCATCATATTTTCCTTTACCACCCTCAAATTGTGTTCCACCATGAGAAGGAGAGCCATTAAAATCTCTACCTATTCCACCTTTTAAACCACCACCAGAGCCAGCAGTATATCTATCACGAGTTCCACCTCCACCACCTGCAACAATTATACGCGATAATAGACCTTGTGGATTATCCCAATTACCATCAACAAGCCTTATATCAGTAGCTCCACCACCAGTAGCAGAACCACAATAACCAGCACCGTTAAATTGACTACCTTTTTTACCATCAAAACCAACATAAACATATAAGGCAGTTTTTTTTCTTAAAGTCAATTCACCACTACAATAACCACCCTTACCATAATAAAATCCATCTGATAAAGGAGTACCTGTAGCACCACCTCTAGCACCCCAGCATTCAAGTTTATATTTACCAGGCTTAAGTATAATTTCTTGTGCTGAATTTACAGCATCAAAATTCCATTCAGTCTGCACTTTCTCACTCTCCTTTCTAACAATAAGTTATTAATTCATTTACACTTGTTGCAATATTAGATAACCCACCATTTACTTTTTCTTCTAAATTAATCAGCCTATCTTCGATTTTCTTAGACGAATAAGTAGTCATTTCAGACACTCTGTTGTCATCCACAGTCGCATTTATAAAATGAGTTTCTGCATTTCCATTTATCAAATATACATACATTTTAATATTTTCTTCATTTCTAACAAGAATACTATTATCATCAATAGCCCTAGCGTTTGGTGTAAGTGCTTCACCAATTTCATCATATAAAGCTATTAGTATTCTTTTAGTCAATAGTGGATGATTTATAGTTACTTCATACATATTAGTTTCATTATTTAAAATCCAATCAGCCACCTCTATAATATGTGTATGAGATACATTTACACCACCTGCAATAATATTATCAATTTTAATATTTTGTTTCTCATTTTCTGTGTCAATTCTAGTGTTTAGCTCTGTTTTAGTAGTTTCTATGTTGCTTGTTAATTCTGTTTTAGTTGTATCTATTTTAGTATTAACAGTACCTATTTTAGTTTCTAAGTCTTGTATATCTTTGAGTGTTGCAAAGATTATTGTTGGGTCAATTTTAAGTTCTATATTATTTACATTAGATACAATAAGCACAGTTTTAACCTTCATGTCTACCACTGCACCTTGTTCTATAGAAGGTTTATAACACTCTTTGTATTTAGAAATGGCAATTAAATTATTTTCATCATCTAAATATCCTATTTCTCTTATCATAAACCCGCCTACACTTGATGGTATTAAACTCTCTAATATTATACAATTTGGTGCAGTTTCATCTGTAGTTGTATTTCCGATATTGCCTTCCCATACCACATTTTTGAGAGCTGTCTGACTCTCAGTTGGAGTATATTCACTCCCTCCTCCATCACCAAGTTGAATTTTTACAAATCCCACTTTATTACCTGTGACACTTGCATTTGCTATCTTTGCTTTCCCTACATCTGTAATTATAGTGTAATAACTTTTATCTATAGCCAATATATCACCTCCTAAAATATTGTTATCTCTTGGTATCCAACTCCATTGCCAGTTAATACATCAATTTCTCCATAAGTTTCTATATCTGGTGGACTCCAAGGGTATATAGTTATTTCTTGACCTATTAGGGTTGTTATACCAAAATTCATATAATTGTCTTTACTTACAAGCACTCTAGTGTAATCTAAAGTCATGTTGCAAGGTTTAATACTACTTACAAAAGAATGAACCTCCTCAAACCAATCTTGATTTCTAGCATCACTTTCAAGATGTATATTATAAGTAGCATTATTAATAGTTAATTCATAATTGCCTTCTCCAACTATACTATCTAGCCAGTTCCTTAAAAATCTCTCTGAGTAAGGTAGTTTACTTATATATTTACTAAAAATCCTAAACCTTCTATCTTCTAAACTCTCATTACTTTTAGGAGTTATAGACATTATCTTTTCCCATCTTTTTATACCACTTGGAGTTAAATCCTCTAAAAACTGGTCACTTGATAGGTCATTTAATTTTTCATGTAGTGTTTTTATTTCTTTGTTTTCTACATTAAATACTTTTATATATTCTTCTTTATCTTGTAGAATTTGTGGTAAGTAATTTATTAGATTAATCTCTTTATCCAACTACCTCACCTCTCACTACTATACTGTTACTATCTATTGTTAGATTAGATTTAACATCATTTATCATTGTGTTTGTAATATCTAACACTCCATCTATACTAAGTAATCTAGTTTCAATTTGAGATATACGGACTATTAAGTTTTCTTCATCTTCCCAACTCATATTAAGTTCATTTAAATAGTCATCAACTGCTTCTTCTGCAATTGTTTTTATATTCTCCCAAGTGTAACCACTCTTGTATGTTATTTCTGCTGATATATTTATAGTTGTACTTGTAACTCCTTCAACTGTGACTCGGTGTCCAATTGGTGCTAGTCCAAGACCTTCTCCTTGATTTTGTATAGGGTCAATTTCTTCTTGAACTAAATTAATTAAATCAGTGCTTGGTACTTTGAAATTAGAATTAATTATTACTAACTTAACAGTCCCTCCTCCATCCCAAGTTGGATAAACTTTAACTCCTCCAACATCTTGTATTTTGTTAACTTCATCCCTATAGTTTTGTATATTGCCACCAAAACTCTGTGAATTTAGGCTATCATAATATCTTTGTCTTAAACTATCTTCACTTTCTTCATCTTCTCCATTAATTAGTATTTCAGTTAACTCAGCAGTTTCTAATTTGTCTACATATTCAATTGGAATCAACTGACCAAGTTCAAATACAGGTCCAGTAGTTTCACATTTCATTTTATATGTTTTTTCAGATATTCTCTCAATTGCCACATAATTGTATTCTCCTAAGTTGAATCTTGAATCAATAGGAATATCTATATTAAAAACTCCTTTTGCAATTGTATTGGTTGCAGGTAAAGGTGTAATACCTCTCTCTTTACATCTCTTCTCTAAATAATAATAACTAGCAGTATCTACGAATGTTTGGTCTAGTAATTCATCCATAGCAATATATGTTTCTGTAAGCTCCACTGCAACTGGTGCCAAGGCATTGTATATTATAGAACCTTCTCTCTTATCAAGTGTGTTAGGTACACTATCTAACATTCTTTTAATTATATTTTCAAATGTCATTAACTCAAACAATTATACACTCACCACCTTCTCTGCTTTTATATTTCCATATTTTGTATGAACTGAAAATCTACATTGTACTTTACCCTTTATATTTTGAAACTCAAAATTATCTATATTTTCAATCCTATCATCTTGAATTAGTGCTTCTGTTATCCTTCTTTCAAGTTCGGGTATTACATATGAAATAGGTTCTCCAATAAGGTCGTTCAACTCGACTCCATAATTCCAACTATATATTAGATGTTGGTATCTCTCTGTGTTTAAAATTAAAAAGATGGTTTGTTTTAATGCTTCTACATCATCACAAATACCATCTACTCTATTTTTCTCTATATTCAATTTAAACGTCTTACTTGGTTCTTGTCTAACATCAAAATTAATTATCGATACATCTTCAATGTCATAATCTAAATTATCGCTTGGTAACACCTTATCACATCCTATCTAAAATCAAATATTGCTGTCCTCCTTGCATACGAATTAAGACTAATTTATCTCCTATTTTTTTATCTGTATATCTTTTAAATGTATCTGTTTGTATTAGAAAAATTTCACCAATAGATAGTTTTTGTTCTATCTTAACTCTTAGAGGACTAATACTTTCTATTGTTCCAAATACAACCCTCATTGGGTTGCTTGTTTCTACTGCATCCATTGCAGCTTTTTTTATTATCTGTAATAAATCTTGGCTCATATTGCCACCTCACTTATATAAATCTTCTCACATGTGTGTATGCTTTTCCTTTTCTATAAGAATTAACAGACTCTATTTTTACTACATCACCAGTTTGTGGCGAATGAATTATTTGATTGTTTCCAATATACATTACAACATGATTACTACTTCCTCCACCAACTCTACATAATAAGTCTCCTGCTTTCCACTTGCTTCTATCTTTTAAATCTACTGCACTACCTGCCTTACTTTGCGTTGCAACAGTCCTAGGAATTTTTATACCTATTTGTTTATAACACCATTGAGTGAATCCAGAACAATCAAAAGTATTAGGACCTTCTGCTCCATACACATAATTACAACCCAGTTTACTTTTTGCTATACTAATTAATTTATCTTCTTTAGAATTGTTATTTGTATTACTTTGGTTATTACCTTCAACTTTATATGTTTGTTCTTCATCTCCACCTATAATTATATAGCCATTCTTTCTACCAAATTTTTTACATTCACTAGCATTAGCTAATAGTATATCTATATGATATGTTCCGTTTGTTTCAACATATATTCTTCCTCCATTATCTTTAACTGTATATACTTTGTTGTCATAGGCAGTACCAGGAAGTATAATTTTTACTTTATCTCCATATTCAAAAACTGGATGTTTCTTTAGAAAATCATCAGTATACCAAGTTTTCTTAACTCCTTCTCGATTCATTGGACCAGCAACAGTTCTTGATTTTACATCAAGTGGCTTTCCATTGCAATCTGTTTTTCCGCCTTCCATTGCATTGTTCCCTGGATAATATGCAGTAAATATAGCAGGAACTTTTTTACCTGTATTTTTTTTCGTAATACTTTGTGCAGGACCATTTTTCTTTTCATCTTTATTATTAGTATTTCCACTACTATATGAGCTTGAAGAATAAGAAGCAAATTCATCTCCATCAACAAGAGTCAAATCCATAAAGTGCGAATTATTTTCAAATGTGTGCTTTACTTTCTCAACTAACATATAATTTTGTAAATCAATATCTCCTAAATCTAAAAAAACAGGTACTAAACAACCTGCTCTCACTCTAATATCACCAAGTACATTTTTTAAACTTAATGACTTAGTTTTCTTATTATATAGTTTTAGAAGTATATCACACTTTTGTTTTATCTCTGCTTCACTCATGTTTTTGTCTACTGTATCAAACATTTGAAGTATTCCCCAACTCCTCATATGCGTTGAGTCTTGAGCAATATACACATCTCTTTTTCCTGTTTCTTCATTATCTCTCACAAGTTTAATCTTTGTGTAAGTATCACTATCTATTGATGAATTATAGTCAAAATCTTCTATTACATCATTGTTCATAACAGTATCTAATTTCATTGATGCAACATTCTTTAATGTTATTCTTCCAAAATCATCATATAACACATACATTTCTTTTTTCTCTCTTAGAGTATCATCTAGTGCTGTTAGTATCATGTCAAAGAGTGTTTTATTTTCTTCTATCCTAGATATTTTATACTTAGTATCTTCTATGACATTGTATTTTAAATTAAAATCTTTAGCCAACATTTTTACAAGTTCACTTGCAGTTTTATTACTATATACATAAGTATCTTTATTCTTAAAATATCTTAGCTGGTCGTAAGCAACAATTTTAATGTGATTTTCTTTATCTCTTTTCTTCTGAAATATATATCCATAGAAGATACCTATTCCTTTATAATACAGCCTTACAGAATTTCCTTCGCAAAACTCTAATATATCATCCATAACTATTGTAAATTCTAACTTAGAAGGTGTTCCTCTTCTTTCTATCTCCCATGTGATACCATCAATGACAGCAGGTTCGTAGAAATCTTCCCAATGAGCTATTACTAATCTTACATCTCTATCATTTGCTAACACTAATTCATCAACCAAGTTTTAACACCTGCCCTTTATAAATGGTGTATTTACTTAAATTCTTCCCCTTATTTGCCTTATCCATCATAGATTTATTTAATTCGTATACTTTCTTATATAATGAACCATTACCAAGTTGTTTCTGACAAATTGACCAAAGACTATCCCCTGCTTTTACTGTATATGTTTTAGTGTTTGTGGCATTGACTGAATCAACTCGTTTTGGCTCTATCTTTACATTAGGTCTACCAGTCTCATTTTTAGGAGGGGCAAGAACTAACTTTTTAGTTGAATAATCTCTATATTGCTTTAACTTTATTGCAACTTTTGTATCTGAACCATTATCTGCGTCTTCTGAAATAGCATACTCTTCAAGAGATACTTTTATATTAGTGTTAAATAGTACTTTTCCACCCATTTCCCTCGAGACAATAAATTGAAATGGCTTACAATCAGTTTTTAGTAATTCTAGCTTACTTAAAAAGAATTGAACATCCCTAAAAGCTCCACGATAGAATGGCAACTTATTATGTGTAAATTCTGCTTCAAAACTTATTTCAGATAATCCTTCTTTTTTTAGTATGTTTACTTCTCCAGTATTTATCAAATCAACTGTCTTGTTTTTATTTGTAACTTTAATCTCTAACTTTGGCGGAGGTATTGGTAATTGTACTCCATCTAAATAAAAGTCATAAGCCATTTATATTCCCCCTCTCTAAACTATTCCTTCGGCTGAAACAACCATAGCATCATTTAATTTTTCAGTTAGTACATTTACTATGCCGTCGACATCTGTATCTTTACTTATGTTATTTGTATTGTTCATGTCAATTTTTATATTTACCCCTGTGAATCGGTTTATTGTTTCTTGCTCTGCAATGTCTCTAAGATATTTTAAATCTTCTTGACTTTTATCCATTGTTTTAGCCATTTTGGCAGTATTTCCCGCCGTGTCTTTTGCTCCTTTTGCTGCATTGTTAAGCGGAGAGTTTAGTCCCGCTGAACCAAATCTATCTCCTAATCCATATTTATCATCCCAAAGGTCATCTAGTCCTAAATCTTTTTTTGCCTTTTCTGCTATCTTGCTAATGTCAAAAGCATCTTTTATTTTATTTTCTAAATTTTGACCTACTTCATACCCTTTTTTAAATGAATCTACAGGATTCTTCAATTTCATAGTTGGAGCTTTCCATTCAGCAGGCTTTACAGGCTCTTTTAACGTTTTTTGGTAATCTTTATATTGTTTTACAAAAGAATCTATTTTGTCCAAGCTTCCAAATGTCTTTATATTAACGCCTGGTATCAAATTTAGTGTTTTTATAACTCCATTTATACCTTTTATTGCTATATTAGCAGCACTTACAAAAGCATTTGCTAAAGCTGTAGCACAATTGTCAAAACTTCCTCCTACATCTCCCATGGCATTTATTACAAAGTTTTGGAATTTATAAAATAATAACTGCACATTGTAGATAACGATATTAAATGAATTAACAAAGAACTCTGCAAATGCCATAACTATGTTCCACGCTCCTGCGAATACATCATAAATGCAAGTTCCTAGAAAATAGAAAGCTCCTACAACTACTCCAGTTGCAGAAATGCTTGTTCCTGCAAAATGGTTAAATATTGCTACTGCTACAAATATTGCTGCTATTACTAAGGCTACTGCTGCTACAACCATAACTATTGTGGTAATTAAAAGTAACATTGAACCACTTAGTGCATCTGTTGATATTTTTGCAGCTATATTCATCATTATATTAGTTAATAACGAACCATTTAGCAAATTAGTCCAAAATGTCTGTAAAGCTATCCACACTACCTGAATAGCTGTAACTAAAGCACCTGCTATGACAGCTGTTTTATATAAGCCCCACAAAACGATGCTCGTTATCAAAATAGGTTGTATTATACTCCAACCTTGTGAAATAAAATTAATAACACTTCCTAATACTGTTAATAGCCACCCAAATCCTTGAGTAATTAAACTGATTCCGACAATCATCATATTTGCAAAACCTTGAAATGTTGGACTGCTCAGCAAATCAATAAACCCATTAAAGACACTATATCCAACAGCTCCCAAGACATACAACGAATCTGTTACATTAACTATGAAGGTTCGAAATCCTCCGCTTGAAACTGTATCCTCAATCTTTTTTTGTATCGCTCCAAATATCATTACTGCGTTATTCTTAATTGATGTAAAGATTTGACCTATTGTAAGTGGCATTTTTTCAAATTGAGCATTTGTTTCTGCTGATGCTGCAAGCAGAGAATTTTTTACAATATCTGCTGTCAACATTCCCTCGCTTGCCATTCCTCGAATCTTTCCTATGTCCACATCTAAATAATCCGCAATACTTTTGATGATATTAGGTGCTGACTCAAATACAGCATTTAATTCTTCCCCACGCAAAACTCCACTTCCTAATCCTTGAGTCAACTGTAAAAGTGCCGAGTTCATTTCCTCAGTACTTGCACCTGCTATTACAAATTTTTTGTTGAGCTGCTCTGCAAAGCTTACTATTTCTCTAGTACTACTAAATGCACTCCCTGCATTCATACCTATACGGCTTACTATCTGTGCTGTGTCTAGATAGGATGCTCTTGACCTTTCAGCCGACTGGAAAATCATTTTATTCAATCCTCCGTCAGAAAGTTGACCATCATTTATCATGTTTAAACGGGCATTTGTACTCGTCATTTGGTCACTTAAATTTGCTAATCCTCCTATCGTCTTTAATCCCATATAAGTCCCAACAACCTTTTTAACACTTCCTAATAATCTATCTGTATTACTTGCTCCTTTATTGATATCATCATTAAACTTTCTTTGTTGTTCATCTGCTTTTCCTATGCTTTGTTCTATTCTAGTAAGAATGCTTTCTATGTTATTCAAACTTTGTTGAGATGTCTGTATTCCACCTGTATTGAGTGGATTATTCAATCTACCTTGTAATCTCTCCAAACTATTAATTGTTGTGTTAATAGATGTAGTCATATTACGAAAAGCAGGTGTCATTCCGTCAAAAATACGGATAGATGTTTGTATTGTAGCCATTTCTTCACTCTCCTTTCTTAAATTTTCACATAAAAAACACCTACCTAAGTAAGTGTTTTATTTTTAGTATCTATTTTTTGCCTGCCCAAAACTGTTTCCCACAGTTCAAGCATGTAACTCTAACTTTCTTTGCTCCTATGTTTCCTGCTACGAGACCAATGCCTCCTGCTATAGTAGCTCCTGTTATAGCTTTTCCTATGCCAAAACCTTTTTTATGTGTTGTCAAAGAAGTTGAACCACATGCAGGGCAACAAGCTATTTTTTCTTTTTCTTTCTTTTCCTCTTTGGCTTTTCTAATTTTTGATATATCATCTTCTTTTTTTCTTTTTTCTTCAAGCATATCAGCATTTTCATTATAATATTTTTGATATGGTTCTTCTAATATTTTTCTACAATCATCCAACTCTATTCCAGTTAATTCTTTCAATCTTCTTACAGATGAAGCTTTTATAAAACTTGTTTCTTGCATTACATGTTGTAAATCAATACCCTTCAAATCATATTCCTTTTCTTTAATAATGCTTTCATTTAACATTTTTATATCAGCTATTTCCGTTCCACATTCACTGCAAAACTTGCTTCCTTTTAAACACTTTGCTCCACACTCGCTACAAAATATATATTCTACTATATCATCCATAAAATATCTCCTTGGTATTATAATATATTCATTTTTGTATAAATTACTTCATTTTATAAACATACTTATTCCCATCAAATGTAAAACTTAATATTACTGGCTTATCACTTGTTTTTACTTCATCAGGGCAATCGATTATAAATCTAACTCCCTTTGTTTCTAAAGGGTCAATACTAGAAATATTATCATAAGTAAAACCTGTGGTTTCATCTTCTACTATTGTTTGTGATGAATATTTATACCCATCATTATAATTTGCTTCAATAGTTAGTAAATCTGAACAATTTAACTCTTGTTTTTGAGTATTTTTTATATCAGCAGCAATATCAATATATACTTTGCCTGACTCAGCAGGATAATGTGTATATAAACTTTCCTTAACCTTTGGTAAAACATCATAAGAGAATTCAATATTATTAATAGTGATTTCCATTTTATCTGAAATAATTTTCTCTCCTATGACTACTTCTTTATCCTTTTTTTCTTCTTTTTTTGGTTCATTATTTTTACTACTCTCCTCTGGACTTTCTGAATTAGAACATCCTACAATAGCTAAACAGATAACTATAAGAATAGAAAATAAAAAACATACTTTTTTCTTCATAATATAATATCCCCCTAAATTATATTCTTTAACAATATTATACTATATTAGTAAAATTTTTACATTATTATCACCTCCTTTCATTAAAAAAACACTTACTCATTTGTAAGTGTTTTTGAATTATTTTTAATTTTAAGTCCACATAGTTAATATAAAACCCTTTATAGATAATTTTATAGACTCTTTGTATGTACTATTTACATACCACATAGTTAATATAAAATGAAAAGAGTTTGTAGGGAAAATATTTAATGATGCAACCTTTACATACCACTTAGTTAATATAAAA